CATTCGGACAAGAATTCATCCCATGTCGACACCAAGCAATAAACCAATTCGAATTCAAAGCGGTTGTAAAGCATCATGTATGCGCGACCTTGCCATTCGTATTCCTTTGCGTCGATGTCTTCAGGTAACTCGGGAAACGTGTCAAGCGACCAAGGTGTTTTGATGTCAATAACCGAATCATTTGTAATGATGTCGCATTCCCCAGTGATGAAATCATTTTCAAGACGCAACGTATTTTTCTTGTGGTCAGTGAATCGAACCGCGTTCAACAAGTTGATTGATTCAAGTTCCTGATTCGTTCCTTTGTCAAGGTACTTTGAAGAAAGTTCGGTTGAATAACCGTAGAAATTCTCCTTCGCAATTTGATTGATGTACGACTTTGCCGTTTGCGACAACGCATCCGTTTTCGACCGTGACGTGGTCATCAATTTTCCGATTTGTGATGCTCTCCATTTCATAATTGTTCGATTTGTAGTTCTTTATTCCATAATTCCAATAAAAATTCAAATGTCAATTCTTCAAATAAAATATCGTATTTTATTAATAAATCACAAATAATTCCTAATTGAATACATTGAAATTGAAAAATACTTTTTAATTTTTGGTTATCTAATTGAGTAGATAAACTTTCTATTTTATCGAATCGTGTCATATTTCTTCAAGTTTTTGACGGACATTCAACCAATAAATAAAGTCACGCGATTTGATGTCGATGTCTTTCATCGTTTCCCGCAATAAGACCAGCGCGCACGCTTTTCTTGTTTTGAGCGTTTTTTCATCCGAACTGAATTCCACGAAGGAAAACAAATCGAATAGGTATTGCGCCCGTTCTTCTGCATTCATTGTTGTCATTGTAGTAATGGGTGTTTCGATTGTTCATCGGTTAGTAAATAGGTTGCTTTCAATTTCTCGATGGTGAACTTTCCTTGTTGAATCGCATCCAAGGCGTTGATGAATCGGTTATTGTCAAGCGTTGGTTTCGCCGTCGGTTTCGATGCTTCATTCCCATCGTCATCGATTGCTTGAAGCGACAACAATGATTGAAGCGTTCCGCGTCTGAAATAGGTTATGCACGACAAAAGTTTTTGCGGGTCGACGATGTTCACGGGAATTTCCATGCATGATTCGACAAGTTCCCCTGAATCGATGTCAATTATTTGAGTAAAGACCAGGTTCGCTTTAACTGGTTGCAAAAGTACCAATCCATTCGCCAACAAAATTGGTTCAACGGTTTCAAGTAACGCGTTGATGTCAGCGTAACTTTTTTTAAAATGTGGATTGGTTGCATTCTTTGAAACCTTTCCGATTTGTTGCTTCGCTTGATGAAGCTTGTGGAACAACTTCTTCGGTTGTTCGGTTGTGACTTTCTCCGCCACGGGTTTTGTAATCGCCATAATTAATTGTTTTAAGTTTCAGTAAAGATAAACATTTTTTTCATTCATAAAACAATTAAAGTGATAAATCTTTTACACGAACAATCCATGTATCACATTTGAAAGGTTTCGTGAATCCCATTTCCCCTTTTTTCTTCAGTTGTTTAATAGAATCAAATCGACTTCGAGAAATCATTCCGACAATCCATCCCTTTGTAAAACTCGGATGAACATGAACGAAGCAATAAAAATCACATTGTTGATTTGGATTGTAGTCAGGAACATGACAAGTGTAAACGGGTGAAGGAATCGACCTTTGTTCTTGTGTCTTGACTTCAATCTTGAATCCTTCAATCAACAAATCGAAATCGAAATCTTGTTCGTGAACCACGTTGCGACCTTTGTTCGTGTAATGGTCAAGAACAAGGATTTCACCCAGCGCACCAATTTCATTTCCTTCACCTTCACGAATGGAATTTTTCAATTTACCAAAGGAATAAAGTTCACGCGCTCGATTCACCTTGTCTTGTGTGATGGTCAGTTCAATCATTGTTTCACGAATTTATCAAACCATTCAACGAATTCATCGAAATCCCTCGCAATAATGTAAACACCTCCAGCGCGTTCAATGGCGTCTTGATATTGTTTTTGATTGTCGCTTTGACGGTCTTTCCCAACCTTGACTTCAATCTTTACGGAACAACCTCGAATGGTCGCTGAAATGTCCGCGCTCCCTTTGGTTGATGTTCCCTTTGTCCATGACCCTCCAATCAATTTTCCGTCGGTTGTTTTCTTTTCTCGATAAACACCCATTGTGTTGATTCGTTCCGCTTGGTAACCGCTAAATTGGATGAAGGAAACAATTGCCTTCGTCAATCCATTTGCGGTCTTGTCGCTCCAAAGCGTTTTCGGATGGTAGTCAGGGGGAAAGTTCGGATGTCTTTCGATTTGATTTTCAAGCTTCAGCGCGTCCAATCGTTGTTTGTTTTCTTTTTTCATTCTTCAATATAGTATTTGTAATAAATGTCACGATTCACGTTATATTCAAGTGCCCGAAAAAGTTCGAAATACCGATAAACGGTTCTTTCACTGACATTCAAATATCTCGAAATCGACATTACTGTTCTTGGTTTTTCTTTCATTAAATCGATTAATTTAATGACGCGATACATTTTGTGTTGATTCATTTTACCCTCGTTTGTTGCCATTTGCAATGTAAATGGTAAATAAAGTTGATCCCGTGACAAGGGCAAGCGCACCCCATAAACCGAAGAAGTAAATGGTTGTCCACCACATTGCGATGAATAGAATGATTGTAATTGCGATTAGTTTTTTGCTCATAGTTTATTGGTTTTGATTTGATGGTGAATTTTCTGATAAAACAAAATAGCGTCCCAAGTGACTTCGACCCTCGCTATATTTCAACCCCTTGAAACTTGCATAGGCGCGAACCCATTTCAAGAATTTAACGGATGAAAGGTCTTTGAATGAATTCGTTTCGGATTGAAATTCCTGAAGTTTAGATTGGTTGTAATTGTATTCTTCAAGTTTCAAATGACCTTCTTTCGCGAATTCGTAAAAATCTTTACACGTCACTTGAATCAATCGTTTTGCATCGGCGTTGATGGATTTGGTTTTCAACAATCCTTTGTTAAGATATTTTTGAAGGTTGGCAATCATGTAATTGTCAAAGCGTGACCATTCCTCCGAATCCCATTGGTCGAATAGTAGTTTCCCGTATTCATCCAGCGGTGACCGTTCGGCATTGAAATACTGAAAAAATTCAAGTTCATGACGTCTTCGGTCATGGGATGAACCCGCACCCGCAATGACATAGTTCGTTGTTATGACAATTTTCGGAGAACGCTCGAATGGAATCCAAACTTCGTCCTTATTCTTTCGATTGACCGCAATTCCTTGAGTGACAATGCTGAATAATTGTTCGAAATCGAAGTTCTTTTTTACATCGTCGAAAGCGAGAATCTGTGTGTCAAGGTTCACGCGTTGGTAAACGAAATCGTTCTTCAAAGAATTGAATTGCTTTCCGTCAATCGTGACAATGTTCCTGAAGTAACCCAGCGCGGTCAACATCAATGATTTCCCCGAACCTCCGTTCGCGTTGTCGTCGATTTCTTGGTCGTTGAAAATTATTGCCTTTTGGTCGGTTTTGTCCTTGAAGGTGTGCATCAAATATCCAAGGGTGGATTCGAGCGCGTTGGTTCGGTCGGGGTCTTCGTTGCTGACCTTGGAAATGAAATTTTGAAAGTCGTTGTCATGTTCGTCAACAACCTTGAATTCACGGGTTAAAATTTGGTTTTCCCAAATGTAACCATCCACATCGATGTAACTAATCAACCGCGTTCCTTTCTTGCTGACTTCGACCACCCCATTTGTAAATGGAATAAACGAAATGTTTTGACGGTCTTGAAGCATCTTCAGGTTTATTGATTCAATCATGTTCAAATGATTCTCGCTAAATAAGTAAGTCGACCGTGAACAATGATTCCATACCGATATTTCACATCGCGATTCGAGATATTTTAACACGAAATCTTTGATTTGCTCCGCGCTCGAAAGCTTCACCTTGTTTTCTTGAACCCGAACGAATGTCGGTGAAAGGGATTCTTCAGGGTAAAACTTTGCGAATCCGTGCTTCGATAAAAAGTTTGAATAAAGGTTCGGTTCAATCGTTATTTTGTCGTTGTTTTTTATCCAAAAAAAATCATCCGAAGTTGAAATGTCATCCTTGATTTCATTGATTTGTTCTTCGTCAACATTCAATGAACTTTTGATTTCCTTCGTTGAAATCCCTTGTTTGATTTTCATTTTCAAACGGGAAATTTTGTCCGAATCTTCGAAGTATTTTGACCTGAAATCCGCGGTTCGATACGCGCTTTTAATGGTTGTTACCAATTCAAGTTGGGTGAAATCTTCACACACGAATGACCCCAGGTAATGTTCCGCGCTTTCCCTTTCGATTCCGTATTCGCATAAACAAGCGGAAAGCTTAAAAATATAAATGTTCCTTGAACCGCTGACGAACGAACAACCAAAATCGAACTTCATCACCCTTTCAATAATTTTGTTTTCATCGGTCAGGCGAACTACTGGGGGACGTTCAATAAACTGAAAACCGACTTCGCTTTCAATCGTTTCAAAGGTTTCGCAAAACTCATTGATGTAAGCTTCGGGATCGAATGATTCAAAGCAAACCCGAGAAACATTCTTGGAGGTTGCATCGAAATGTTCGTTGTCAAAAAACTTTTTCAAGGCGTTGAATCTTCGCTTGTGTTCATCCTTATTTGATGGTGGGATTCGAACAATGACTTTCAACCCATTTCCCGATGGGGAAACAAAGACCATAAACACAAACGGTAAACTTTGAAATTTTTTCCGTTCGCTTTGCATTGTCACCGCATCGGGGTAATTGTCAAAATCCAAAACACACAACCCCGAATGTTCAATTAACCCGTTGTCGCTTCGCTCGGAGAATGTCCCATTGAACATAATTGCCAATAATGAATTTTTGACCGCGCTTGATTTTTCGTCTGAAGACCGAAGCTTGTTAATTTTGGAAATTAGGTCAGGGTAACCGTTTCTTATTCGCTCGTAAACTTCCAAAACACTCATCGTGTAGGGTGTTTCCTTGGAATTGAATAAGCTTTTAAAAATTGATATTTTTGGAATCATGAAAATTCGTAAAAAAAAGGGGTGGGTTTTCACCGTGGCGCGCGGTTACTAACCCTTTCCCCTAAAAAATTTGTTTGCGCCATAACAAATGTAACTAATTTAATGAAATATAAACAATCCGTGACAAACTTTATTTTGTGTCACGCCCTTTGTCACGGCTATTTCCTTTATTGGCATTGGGTTTAACCCCATCCGTGACAGCGTGACACAACTTTTTGACCCCCCCCCCTTGTTTTTGAGCGATGTTGTCAGCGACATAAGGTTTGCGACGTTTTTTTCATTTGTGTCACGCGTCAAATCGTGTCGAAAATTGCTGAAATTTCCATTTTGTTCAATGGTCGGTTCAATTCTTCAAGCGTTTTTTTCGTGAATCGACCGCGAATGGTGACGGAATTTTCAGTGACCGTGCAATTGAAGTAACGTGTTTTCGGAAGTCGACCTTCGTCACCTACCAATTCGGGCAATGGATGGATTGCGCGAATGTATTCCTGGTCTTTTGTAAACGTCCATCGTTCGTGTTGTTTGAGCGCGTAAATAACGCTTGTGTGGTTACGTCCGAAAAGCTTTCCGATTTCCGACAACGTCAAATCGGTTGTTCCGTGTAAAATGTGCATCAGATAAAAACGCTTGTAAACGTCTTCGCGAATGCGACTTGGTTTGTTCAATTTGAATTCTTCGATTAATTCTTCGATGTGGTTCATAGTTTCTCAATTTTGAATGTTCCTAACAAATGGGTTCGTTGCCCGATTAGTTGATTTCGTTTCCAAAACGCCAGTGCTTTGGTTGGGAATTCATAAGATTCTACAATCCTTGTTCCGTGTAGGTAGATTAATTTATACATTGTTTTTGATTTTTATTTCACAAATTTTTAGGTAAAGTTTTACATCAAACGAACCACCTTTGTCGTTCGTAAATGATTTCCTTTGCCACCAACGAATGATGGCTGGGAGTGTGGGTTTATAGTCGGTCATCGAGGTATTGTTGAAGTTGGTATTCGTGCCATAAATGCCATTCGTGTTGGTCATCTTCGGAAATAAATTCATGTGCGTTGAACATTTCAGGGTCTCGCATAATGATTGATTTTACTTCATTGGTCAGGATGTCAACCGCTTTTGAATTTAAGAAATGTTCGGTTTCTTTTCCGTTAATTTCCTTGAACGCCCATAGGTCATCCAATTCAATTTCGATGTCTTTGATTATGTCGTGTTTCATTGTCACGTCAAGGAATCTGAATTCCGCTTGTCCGCAAATGTCGTCTTCAATGGTGAAGTAAAATGTGGATGTTGTGTCGAATGTGATGTCGTTGATTCTCATGGTTTTTCAATTTTAAGTTTTTCAATAAGGTCATCAATAATGCACCACCTTGTAATGGCGCGTTTTGTTCCTTGGTCATCTAATCCGAAAGTGTCGAACATTTCGTTTCGTTCCGTCCAAAGTTCTTTCTCAAACTCGAGGATTGTTTTAATCATTTCTTCTTGGTTCATTTTATATGTTATTAAAAGTTTCAATTAATTTTCTTTCGCAGTGCGCCCACGCTTCTTCTTGTTTTTCAGGGTAATCTTCGTCATTCAAATAGTCGAATGCTTCGGAATCCGTTGTGATGCACGTTACTTCCATTCCATTGACCACACCAGTGATACGATAGTGACCGTAAGATTTTGTTCTTTTGATTTCGATTTCAGTTACTTTCATTTTGTTTTGTTTTTTGTTATGTGCCTTATTGACCTTACAAAGATACATTAATTTTCATAAGTGCAAAACTTTACGCACAATTATTTTAAGTTTTGATGAAATTTAGAATGATTCTAAATAAGAAAAACACTTAATGAAGGTGAAAAATGCTTAATTGAGCTATGATAAACGGACAAAATCCGATTACGACATACAATATTATCACAAAAAAAAATAAGGAATTTGTGAAAAACATCACAAAAAACATAGATAAGTAAGGGAATAACCTTAAATAATCACCGCAAACGTAAGGGAATAACCTTAGAAAATATGCGTCAATCGAGCAATTTGCCCGTGCAAAGGATGGTGAACGAATCCTTCAATCGCTTGTGGGTTGTGCTGGTAACCATTGCGGTGATGCCAAGAATCCGTTCCCGACGGCGACCTTAAAGATTCAACCGTGACACCAATAAAGTCCTTTGCGACCTTGTGATGGACGTGGTGGGTGTAGACGTAGCGGTGTTTGGTTTGCGCCCATTCCAGGGGGAATTCCTGAGCCATCAACAATGGCAAATCGTGAAGCTTCGCGCCGTCCCCGTGGGTTGTTCCAATTAAGTTTTTACCATACATGAACCCCTTTCGATGGGCGATGGAACAATCGAAGGTGATGTTCGGAGAATTTCGAAACCATGATTGAATGACATCCGCTAAAAAGAATCCATTCGTGTAGTCGTGATTGGATGGGTTAAATGTAAAATGAACATCAGCAATGGCGACAAGCTTTTCAAGAATGTCAACGTAAAGACGTTTCGCGGTTAAAAAATTGTCGTACCACATCCCGTCGGTGTCTTGTGGTGTCCCTCCAGTGGTGGTTCGTTTGGGTGTGTCAATGTGAAGAATGTCATTGCCACCGATAAATAAAATTTTCTCGATGTTGAATCCTGAAGCTTTGTCAAGAATTCCTTGAACCCCTTCGTGAACGCGCTTCACCGCGATTTGTTGGTTGTAATCTTCACCCGTTTCGAATGCCGTTGCCAACTTACCTATGTGAATGTCCGCGGGATCGACAACCAAAAGATGACCTTCGGTTGATTTAGTTCTTATTATGGTTGGGTAAATGGGTGAATGCGTCTTGATGTCTTGAAGAATGTTATCCTTTAATTGCAAAAGTTTTGCTTCACCTTCGTTGACGTAGGCGGGATTCGTAAAGAACAAAGAAGTTTTCTTTGATTTCAACCAACCGTGCTTCACTGATGTATGGTCGATGTTTTGTTCATCGCAATTTTGTTTAATTGCGCGAAATTGTACGACAACGTCCATTTCTTCAGGCGTCAATCGTGGTCGGAATTTAGCCATTAAAGGTGTTTTGTCAAGACGAACTTGATTAATTTAGGCGAAAAGATACCAAGAATAAATGACAACAACAACAACCACCAATTGAGTCGGTATTTCACGACTTCATGATTCTTCGTGATTGTCTTTCCCTTTATGCGTTCAATCTTAACGCGTTCCTTGTATTCGATTCGTGTCTGGAATCGTGTCTTCGGAAGATACACGTTTCGAAAATTTATCAC